AAAATGATACAGTTTTTCCATCTACTACTTGCGGTGGTCCTGGTTTATTTCTTTCCGAATATCCAAGATCTACAACTGGAGGTGCATGGCAAATTACTTCTGCTGCTCCTCCTCTTAATATTAGTGCAGAAGCTTTAGCTTATGATCGTTACACTGTTACTTTTTTAAACCGAAATCCGGTATACGAAACATATTCAGCAGGAAGTTTATTACAAAGCACTGCACCTAAAGTTGCTTGGTTTACTTTTTATTCTGCTACAGGAGCAAATATTGGAAATGGTTTTGTTTCAAATTCAGAAACAGAAGGTGGCGGACCCCGTGCTACTTGCAGTGGTTCTATTGCTACTGGAGGAACAGGATCTTACTCTAATGTTAACAATCAAGAATTTTTATCTCTAAGAGTTGGTCCTAAAGATCTAGAAGATATAGGACAATGGACATCACTTGGGCAGGTGCCAGCTTCTTACACGGTACAACTTTTTAATAATGTAACATTTAGTGCCGGATGTACTGCTGCTAGTGCACCTACTGTTCCAGTTTCTGAATTATTAACTATTAATATTGTTGAAGATTGTACTTCTTATTTATACCCAAGAGCAAGAGTTTGCTGGTTAAATTCATTAGGTGGTAGAGATTACTGGAACTTTGAAATGAAAGCAGAAGAAACTATAAATGCTACTGGACAAACTTTCTACCAAACTGAAGTTGATTGGAGCGGTACTACGCCAGTAGTCCTAAGTGACGATACAACACAGAATTGGTTAAAGGGCGGAACACGCCAGTATAATAGAGCAATAAGGACCAAGTGGCAAATTACTTCTGATTTTTTAACACAAGAAGAAGTAGAGTTTTTAAAAGGAATTGTAAAAAGTTCGCAGACTTGGGTGTATATTGGACAAGAAGATTTTCCGTTTACATGTAAAGTAAGTGAACAATCTTACACAGTTAAAACCATAAAACAAGTTAAACTGTATACCGCTAATTTTGTACTAGAATTCAGCACAGAACAGTCAATGCAAAATATTTAATATGAAAGCGTTACCGCAGTTATTTGTTAGAAGATATGATGATATAAATGATCCTAATGCATGGGTTCTTTTAGATCTGTACGATACAGATCCTATTAAAATGAATTTAAGAGCTCAAGATGTAATGGATCCAACTATTACTGCTGCTTCTTATTCCCAAACATTTAGAATACCACATTCATCTGCTAATGGTAAGTTTTTTAAACAGGCATTTAATGTTAACCAAACACTATTTGATCCTGCCGTAAAAGTACAAGCTTATATTAATAACGAAGGTCAACTTTGGATGACGGGAATTATTCAATTAATGAATGTGTATCGTGCAGATGCAACAAGTAAAATTGAATATGAGATTTTATTTATAAGTGAAGTTTCTGACTTTGCTACCCAAATAGGTTTAAGTCCAGCTGGCGCAACCGGTGAAAATCAGGGTGGATTTTTAACGGATTTAAATCTTGGTAAATATGACCACGAATTAAACTACAATAACATTATACTTTCTTGGAAACAAGGATTTGGGGGAACAGGAGGACGGGAGGGCGATATAGTTTATCCTTTATGTGAATGGGGTTACAATTATACTGGATCCGGTGTTTCTAGTGTTCCTACTATTCCAACAATGGCAACTACAGGAAGTGCAGGTTCAACGGGTTCTAAACCATTTTGTAATCCTAATTTTCCTTTGTTTCAAGGACAAATGAAACCGGCTTTAAGATTAAAAGCAGTTTGGGATGCTATTTTTGAACGTACAGAATACACATACGAATCAGAATACATTCAAGGGGTAGATTGGATGGGTCCTACTGGCGCAACGGGTGTTTCTAAATATGCAGACGAATTTAAAGATTTATATATTATTTCAGATAAATTTGCAAGAGCAACTTTGTACGAATCAGGATTTACAGGAAGTACTGGAACTACCGGAGGGTCAGTAGAAAATGTTAATGCACGACTAGTTGCTAACAGGTTTTATCAATACACGAATTATGCACAAAGAATAGGTTACCTATTCCCGGCATTTGATTTTGCAAATAATTTTAACGTGGGTACTCAGGTTTTTACAATATCTGTTCCTGGTACTTATGAATTTACATTTACTGCTGGTTATGATTGGGATCCTAACTATACTCCTACTGGATCAGAAGTGTTTATTTTTTCTCTTTCTACTGTAGGTGGTGGTTCAAGTTATGCTTCTGGTGTAGATTTTTTCACATATTCTAGCCTAAGTGGAAATATAACTGCTTCTGCGGTTTTCACTTTTGCTGCCGGAGATACAATTCAGTTTTATGGTAATGTTGTTGGTGTACCTTTTGGATCCGCTTCAGTAGAATTTTATGATTTAAAAATTAACACAACACAAACTCCACAAGGTCTTTTTAATGTTAAAACAATTTTACCAGACAATATAAAGCAAATTGATTTTATACGTTCAATAAATGAAAGATGGAAATTTGTATGGGAACCTAGTAAAACAAAACCTAAACATTTTATAATTACTCCTTGGACAGATTGGATTAGACAGGGTACAACTAAAGACTGGACAGATAAATTAAACGATAAAAAAGATTACAAGTTAACGCCTTTATTTCAATCACAACCGCGTTTTGTAACCTATAAAGATCAAGAAGATTCAGATTACGTAAACTATAATTACCAACAGGCAAAAAAACAAATTTATGGTCAATTAAATTTAGATTCAGGAATAGAAATTATTAAAGGTACTAAAGATGTACAAGGAATTTTTGCAACCTTACCGCTAGCACCGATTGGTTATGGCGCGGGGGCATCCTCACAGGATGTACTTGCAGCAGAAACCTTTTTAATTCCACACATTGCAAAAAATACACCTGTTAACGATGGACCTACTAAACGTGAACCTATACAACCTAAATTAAGACTTGCTTGGTATAATCAATTATGTGGAGCAAGTGGACCAGGAACTAATGTTTCTAAATCTTGGTATTTACAAGATGATACGGGTGCTGCAATAGAGCAAACCAAAGTTCCTTTAATGAGTTCTTATTATCCTAATCCTTGGACAAAAAATAACTTTTTATTAGACTGGAATAACTCTACAGTTAACTGGGATACTAGTCTTCCTGGAAATCCTTCAGGAGATACTATTCCTACCGTTTTTGAAAGATTTTGGGGAGATTGGTACGATGCAACTTATGGACAAATTATAACGGTAACTGGAACAGACGGAAAGCCACAACAAATTAAAGATTATGCTTATATTTTCGAAGGAGAATTTGTTTTAGACTATTCTGATATTGTAGATCTTAGATTTAACGACAAGATTTGGATTAAAGATGCTTACTATTTAGTTAATTCCATTAATGATTATGTAATAGGAGAAGCAAGTGCATGTAAAGTAGTACTTTATAAAATTAGTAATATTGATTTAGCAATTTCAGCACCAAATCAAATAGTAGATGGTATTTGTTATTCGTCAGAATCTATTTGCAACGCAGTATGTTGTCAGGAATTTAGTCCAATAACTGCAGTTTTTGTTGCTGATCCTGATAATATTGTAGTTGGTACTAGATTCTTTTTAAATCCTTCAGGATCAATATTTGCACCAGCTGGTTATTATTCAGATGGTACTTTAGTTTATACAGTAAGTTCAAATTCTGTAGTTACTGTTATTGATACAATAGACGTTAGTCCTGCTCTTTGTGTGTGTATTCCAGAATTAGATCCACTAGAACTTTGTTACTACGGAGCAACTGGTGATGCATGTTTAGCATGTTGCTGCCAAGGTGCAACTGGGGAATTTTGGATGCAAGATAATAATCCTGCAACTTGGTATAACAACACAGTGTTTTATGCTAACTCTACAGGTTCTGCTTTTCCTCCTAACGGTTGGTACGCTTATGATAACACTAACTATGTTTTTATTAACAATGGTTTGCGAACACAATCAGGATCTTGCAGCATTTGCAACTGTTTAATTTACGATCTAACTTCTTACGTTGGATGTACTGGAGCAACCTTATGTGAAGCATCTTGTTGTGTTAATGCTACTAATTATAATTTCTTTGCAGATTCGGACGACTTAAATACTGCTACTGTTTTATTTTCTAATCAGTCTGGAACACCAGTTCCAAATGGTTGGTATTATAATGGTTTAGCAGCAGTAAGTGTTACCGGTGGAACTGGATCAGTAAATGCTACTGGCGATCCTGGATCTTGTGAACCTTGTGCAAATGAAACGCTCGATGTATTTTTTGATTTTAATTCTAATGTAAATGGAACTGGGGCTTTTGCAATAACACGTTCTTTTGATGGTATTAGTTATATGCCTGAAAGCACTAAAGATTTAGTTACAATTCCTGCAAATACTCCATTTAATTATACTGGACCAATTTCACCAGGCACATACGTAAAAGGCACATTAGTTTATGGTGCTTCGCATGACACTGGTACATTTGCTACTAAATTAGAAGGTGGAGCAACTATAAATTCTCAAGGTACAGTTAGATTTAGTACTTATACTTACGCTCCTACAAGTCCAAGCACAGGTGGTACAGAATACAGATTCTCAGTAAACTTAACTGGTACTATTTACGACTGCGGATTAAGTGGCGGAACTGCTTGGAAATGTACAACTCCATCTTGTAATATTACAGGAGGCACAGGCGGTAATTCTGTTTATGTTTATGATAACAATATAGAAGTATGTTGTGATCCACTTTACATTTACGATGCAGGTGTTGCAAGAATAGACGAAGATACCCAAGTATTTATAAACGGTAACTGTACGGGTGGCACTGGAGGTTTCTGTTATGAGTGTAATGATTTTGTTTCTGGAACTTATGCTGGTAATGATTATCACATTTACGAAAATTACTTTATCTGTAACGATTTAGATGCTGGAAATATAACTTTCAATTGGGTTGCTTTAGATAGACCAAATAGATTTAGTCTATACAATTCTACTGGTTTACTTGCAACATCTGGTTGGGTTGGTACTGCAACTTATCCAGGACCTTGGGGCGCTTCGTTAAGTACACCTAATAGTGGTGCACTAGGAGTTCCTTATACTAATGACATGTATCTACTAGTAGAAGCAGGACCTGCAAGTCCATCATCTCCTATCTCAGATGCGTGGCAAGGTACGTTCGTTTGTTCTACTTCTTGCTTCCAGTATTTTAATTACCAAACTTTTGATTGGGTAGGGGATTGGGAAGATTGCGACGGAATTAATCATTCTGCAGAAACAATACCTCCTTATGGTTCAGTTTGCGCAATATACGGTACACCATTTACAATATCAGGAACTGATTTAACACAGACGTTCCCATGTTCTTCATAAAAAATAAAATATGCCTACGATAGCAGTTAACATAAATTTAAGTTCGATAGGAACAGATGCTGGACCCTTTACAATCTCAGATAATGTATCGGGTGTATTAGCAAGTGGTATTCCGCGTACTTCTTTATTGGCAAATTACGTAGTGAATGCAGATACTACTGCCACACAAATAACAGTAACCTCTACTGGTGTGTGCGTAAGTACACTTACAATTCCTATTGATTCTCATCCATGTGGAGAGGCGCCCCCACCACCACCTCCACCACCGCCACCTCCTACTCCTCCAGAAGAAGATTGTAAAGAGGATGTAGTAATTAATGTGACTGATACCGGTTACATAAAATACTATAACTGTACAACTGCAGAAACTGAATACCAATTTATTTCAAGTACAGGTAATGTAACTTTAACTAATTGTATAAACACTACTACACTTTTACCTGGATTTCCTTTAATAGATATTGCAAACTTTACTGTTGTTAGTTTAGGAGTTGCTTGTGGCGGACCTCCAACACCACCAACACCTCCACCACCATCACCTTCTTATTATACAATAGAGGTAAGAATGAATGGTATGGTAGATAGAAATGGTTCGCTTACTTTATACCAATCTCCAGATAATAGTACATGGACACAAGTTTTAGAATTAACAACAATAGGTAGTGAAGTAGCAATACAAAACTTTTACGGAACACCTGGTTATTATTACTATTATGATGTGGCAAAAACATTAGGTTCTTCTTGTTTTGCTAACGCTTATAATACGGTTTTAGCTAGTGACTTTAGTCCAAATCCAATTGAAGGAGCAGATTGTTCACTTGACTCAGTAACATTCTCATCATTCCTATTACCAGATCCTTATCAATCTAGAAGTTATGTAAGTTTTAACGGCACATTAGATAGTGGATGTTTATAAAAATAATTAAATGAAATGGCAAAAGAACTAAGTTATACGTTAAAAGTTAATGGAGTCGATACCACTATTAAAACTTTTAGCGAGTTTGAGGAAAAAATAAAATCTTTAAAAGACAAATTAGAAAATCAACCGATTAATTCTAAAGCTTATAAAGACACCCAGGCAGAGGTTAAAAAATTAGAAAAATCTTACGTAGATGCACAACAACGCAGCGAAGGATTTTTAACTTCTTTAAGTAAAGCACCAGGGGTTTTAGGAGGACTTGGTCAATCTATAAAAGGTGCGCAATCGATTTTCTCGTCATTTAACATGGCGTTAAAAACATCTGTGTTTGGATTAATTGCAACTCTTGCAGCTCAGTTAATTCAGAAGTTTAGTCAGATGGAAGGCGTAATGGAACCACTGAATAAGATCTTTGCCATTTGGTCTAACACAGTAGGTAAACTTGCCAACGTTATTTTAAAACCTCTTGTCTTTATATTAGATGGAGTTGCGTTAGGTCTTGAAAAAGTAACTAATGTTATTACTGGACTTATAGGTGGATCTGATGAAGCAGCAACAGGTGTTGTAGAAATGACCGAAGCTTTAGATCAATTAGATGATTCTACTGCAGCGTTTGAATTAACACAAGCTAAAGCAAATAGACAATTACAAGAAGCTAGAGAAATTGCTGGTGATGCTACTGTTCCTATTGAAAAACGTAAACAAGCATTATTAGATGCAGAAAAAATCGAAGAACAAGTTGCAGAAAAAAATAAACAAAGACAACTTGCTTATGCCCGTTTAGCTGCAGAACAGATTGCTAGAGATCAAGGATTAAGTGAAGCACGTATTAAGGAAATTCGTAAGTATGATGCAGCAGCATTAGAAAGTTTTGCTATAGAAGCAGCAGAATTTAAGTCTTTAAATCAAGAAAAATTAAATTCTCTTTACGGTTATGTTGCGAAAGTAGAAGAAATTGGTGCAGAACAAGCAAAAATTGGTAAGAAAACACAAACCCAATTAAAAGCTTTAGATACTCAAGCAGCTTCAGATGCTAAATCTAAAGCAGATGCAGCTAAAGCAGCAGCAGATAAAGTACGTCAACAACAAATTGCAGATCTTGACGCACAAATAGAACTAGAAAAACGTAAAGACAATACAGATCTTGTTAGATTAAAAGAATTACAGGATAAAAAATTAGCATTAGAGGAAAAAGGTCAGAAAAAAACTGCAGCACAATTAGAATTATTTAGAGAGCAACAAAAAGAAGCTAACACTAAAGAAGGAGAAAGTGATATTAAAAAAGTTCAGGATACTGAACAGAAAAAATATGAAACCCAATTAGCAACCTTACAAAAAGGTTTTGACGAAGCTGAAAAGTTAAAAAGACAAAATGCAATTAAAGAAGATCAAGAGTTAATTAAGCAATTAAATGCCGGTACATTAACTATTGATCAGTACAACGAAAAGAAAAAACAAAAAGAAGAACAAGCAGCTAAAGATCGTTTAGCAAATCTTGAAAGTCAGCAAGCACAAGAACTTAATAAGCTTAAAGAGTTTGAAGGTAAAATTAGTCCTGAAGAATATCTTAAACGCAAACTTGATATTGAAAAGAATTATGGTAACCAAATCTTACAAGTTCAAGAACAACTAAATGCCCAAAGTGTTAAAAGTACACAAGACGCAATTAAGAAAAAAGAAGATGCTGAAAAGGATGCTAGAGAGAAAAGAATTAAAGATCTAGAATCAGATTTAGAAATACAAGAAGCACTTGGTCAAAATCTTTTAGAAGGCACTAAAGCATTTTACGAAAACAGAATTAATGTAATTAATGCTGCTGCTGCTTTAGAAAAAGAAAAACGCGATCAAGCAATGGCAGAAGAATTAAAAGCCGTTGAAAATGACGAAGAAGCTAAAAAACAAATTCGTGACAGGTATAATACTTTAGACGTTGAAGCTAGTAAGAAAACTGCAGATCAAATTAAACAAACACAACAGGATCGTACTAGAGCTACTTTACAAGCAGTTTCTGCTACTATAGATGCTGTTAAAGGTTTAACCGATGTACTTGCATCTGCACTAGACGAAGAAGCTAAAACTTCTAAAGAGGCATTTGAAAAAAGAAAGAAATACCAAATTGCTTCTGCAATTATGACTGGCGCATCGGGTATTATTAATATTTTAGCTGCACCTTCTGTTATACCTTCTCCATTCGATTGGATCGTAAAAGGTATAAATGCTGCAGCATTAATAGCAGCAACAGCTATTAATATTAATAAAATTAAAAAACAACAATTTGAAGCACCTACTGGAGATAGCGGCGGAGCAGCTGCAACACCAGCAGTTGGATCTACTTTTGCAAATGGAGGTTTACTAGACGGACCATCTCATGCACAAGGAGGTATTAAAACAAGATTTGGAGAACTAGAAGGCGGTGAGTATGTTATTAATAAAAGGTCCACAGAGTCATTCTTACCACTCTTAACGGCAATTAATTCTGCTGGCAATAGAAAGTATGAGCAAGGTGGAATGGTTGCAACTATGGACGCTTTACAAGGTATTATGGCAGCACAACAAAACCCAATCATTAAGACATACGTGGTTGCTTCTGACATGACTTCACAACAAGAAGCAGATAAGAAGTTAATGGATTTGGCAAAAATCTAAAAAACCATACTCACATATATAAATTCTAATATGGAAAATAAAAATAAAGAAAAGCGTGTTATAGAACTGGAGGTAATGGAAGAGCTTGAAGAATCTGGCGTTTCTTCAATTGCGCTCGTAGACCAACCAGCTATCGAAAAGTATTTCGTTTACATGCGAAATCAAGAATTTGTAAAACCTACTGCAGGAGAATCACAATCTGATTTTATGGGTAGATGCGTTCCAGTTCTAATAGACGAAGGTAAGGAACAAGACCAAGCAGTTGCGGTTTGCATTTCTATGTACGAGCAAGAATTTTCTAAAGATATGGAATTTGAATCCTATACTGACTATCCAGAATCTGCTACTGAAGCAGCTAAAAGAGCACTGGCATGGGCAGAAGAAAATGGTTGGGGTGATTGCGGAACACCAATTGGTAAAGCAAGAGCAAACCAGTTAGCAAACAGAGAAGCTATTTCTGAAGAAACCATAGCACGTATGGCAAGTTTTGCTAGACATGCACAAAATGCAGATACTCCTTATTCTGAAGGTTGTGGTAAACTTATGTGGGATGCATGGGGTGGAACAGCAGGAATAGAATGGGCAAGTAACAAATTAGAAAGCATCCGTGAAAAAATGAGTTACGATACTTCTGGTTTACCCCCCTACGTAGAACAAACTCCTAAGAAGAAAAAACTAGCTAAGTTTAACGAATATGGATGTCCAGAAGCAACAGTAGATATAGCTCTAAATCTTGCTAATAGACAGGATGCAATAGAACAAGCTAATTACGGACCACTAAATCCTGGTGAACCTAACGAGGAATATTGGCAAGCAAAAGCAGATAAATTTAATACGACTGTAAAAGATGCTAAAAGTGCAATTTGTGGTAACTGTGGATTTTTTGTTCGCACTAAACCAATGCTTGCTTGCATTGCTGCAGGAATCGGTGAGGATGCCCCCGCAGATCCTTACGACGCAATTACTGCAGGAGAATTAGGTTATTGCGAAGCATTTGATTTTAAATGTGCAGCAGCAAGAACTTGCGATGCTTGGATCGGTGGCGGACCTATTTTAGAAGAAGAAGAATTTATAGAGCCTAATCCATGTTGGGAAGGTTACGAAGCAATAGGTTTAAAAGACGATGGTACACCAAATTGCGTACCTGTTAAAGCACAAGCGTTTGCTGAAAGACCTATAGCAAGAATACCAAAAGAGGAAAGAGGTAGAACTGGTTCAGAAAAAAATGAACCCGGAGACACTAAAACAAGTAGAGGTGGTATAGAGGTATCGCAAGAAGTAGAGACTACATTAAAAGATAAGATTAAAGAGCACAACGAAAAGAACCCACAAGATAGCCAAAAGGCAGATCTTGGTATGCTTAAAGCAGTTTGGCGTAGAGGTGCAGGTGCTTATTCAGTAGGAACCCCTGGTCGTAAAGGCATGGGGCGTAACCAATGGGCAATGGGCAGAGTAAATGCTTTCTTAAAAATCCTATCTGGATCTGCACCATCTGATAAAGACTACACACAAGATAATGACTTGTTACCTAAATCACATCCTAAGCATTCTGAAGCCATGAGTAAACTAGCATTTGCAGTTGAAAAAGACCAACAGATTCTAGTAGGACCAGCAATGGTACCAGATATGGAAATCCTTAGAAGAGACGAAGAAACTGGCGAGACTTATTACGTTAAGTTTTCTAAAGAAACAATTGCTAAGATCCAAGAGAAATTTATGCGTGAAACTAGACTTGGTGCTACTAACCTAGATCACAACGAACAAGTTCATGGTGGTAGTTTTGTTTTTGAATCCTGGCTTACAGAAGATGATTCGGACAAAGCTAATTCAGTTTATAAATTAGGTGTGCCTATAGGAACCTGGATGGTTAAAATGAAAGTAACAGATCCTAAGGTTTGGGCAATGGTTAAAGAAGGCAAATACCAAGGATTTTCTATAGAAGGTAATTTTATAGATAAGGTAGATTACGAACAAATTAAAAGTGAAAAAGACTTAGTAGAATCTATTATGTCAATATTACAATCATAAAATCGGACTAGGGAAATGTCATATACCAAAAAGACATATTCATGGACGTAAATCAAAATAAAACAATCGCATGAATTACAAAAACAAACTTAATCAAATCCGTGTCGTTCTTGGGTTGCAAGTTAAGTTGGCAACAGCAAAGCTAAAGGATGGAACTGTAGTTGAGGCGGAAGAATTTGTACCAGGTGCTGCACTAGTAGTAGTAGCAGAAGACGGTAGCAAATCTCCAGCACCAACAGGTGAACATACTTTAGAAGATGGTACAGTAGTCTTAGTTGACGAATCTGGTGCTATCGTTTCTTTGAAGCCACTTGAAGCAGCAGAAGACGTAGAAAAGGTAGTTGAAGAAGAAGCTAAAAAAGTAAAAATGGAAGAAGAAGAAAAGTCAGAAATCCCTGCAGAAGAAAAACCTGTAGAAGAAAAGCTTAAAGAAATCATCGAAGAGAAGATTGAAGAAGCTATGAAAAAGGTAATGATGGCTATGGAACCATTAGTAACTGAAATGGCAGACATGAAATCTAAAATGGCTAAAATGGAAGAGTCTTATGCAAAATTTGCAAAAGCACCAGCAGCTGGCAAGATTACAACTATTAACGATTCTAAAATGGAATTCGGTCAATCTACAGATATTGTAGACAGATTCAAAGAACTTAAAAATTCTTTATAAAAAAATAATAAAACTATACAACTATGTCATTTAACGTAGCAGGCTTAACCCCGTATACCGATCAGCTTTCAACAGACTTGATCATCCGCGCGGTCCTAAAACCACAAACCGTACAAAACCTAACAATTAGACCAAATCTAACTGCAGGAACTACAGCAATCAACATCTTAGGTGCTGGTGTAGCTGTTCAGGATTACTCTTGCGGCTTTACAGGCGCAAGTGGTAATACCACAATCTTTACACAACAAGATCTAGTAGTTGCTACTAAGCAATTAAAAGAAGTAATGTGTGTGGAAACACTTAGAGAATACTGGATCTCTTCTGTAATGAGCGCTTCTGCTTATGCAAACGAAACCCCAGTGTTTGAACAACAAATCGCTGACCTAAAGGTTAGAGAAATTAACAAGTACATAGAATCGACAATTTGGGCTGGTGACGGTGGATCTTTAGATGGTCTTATCGACCAAACTTCAGTAACTGCTGGTGCTATCTCTGGCGTTTCTGCAGCTTCTGATTTCACATCTGCTACTACAGCTTATGCTGGTTTTTTCAAATTAGTAGATAAATTAGCTGACGAAAATCCAGCAGTTTTACAAGAAGATGACCTTATTTGCTATGTGTCTTATGCTACTTATTCTAAGTTAGTACAAGCTCTACAAGCTAAAGGTAACTCTATCTTGTTACAATACCCTAACATCTCTAACGTATCTGGATCTCCAGAAAACAGCTTCATCTTCCCTGGTACAAACATCAAGGTATTTGCAGCTCCTGGAATCGTAGATCTAGGATCT